TACACATAAGATGTAGGTGCCACTGATACGTTATCCACTTTTACTGTATAAGCTGATGCGCTGGTTGTTGCACAATGGAAAATAAGTCTATAACTTGTGCTATTGCTTGCTGTTTGAAAATTTGCAACAAACTTATCAGCAACGCTTGTGCTATTACTAAATAAACGATATGTACTAGGTTGGATAAGTACACCATTAGTAACGTCATAAATCCAAATAGTAATATCACTATCGCCAGCACTAGTGCGATCAGATGGATTTCCCGCAACAAATGTTCCGCTTGCCACTATGTATTGAAAGCCAATTTGCATTACTTTAGCTTTATCGGCGCTATCAATAGTAAAATCAAAACTAGCACCATTACCTTGACGATTTGCGGCATCTTTAGTAATAAGGAAAGAAGCGGAACCAGAAAGTGGGCTACTTGTCGTACGAGTAAAAGTTAATGTTGGTGAACCAGAAGTACCATCAACAGGACTTGTTCCCCCAGCATCCGCATACGTTGCCCAACCGGTAGTGTCAGCTTCAGCGTCAGGATTTGAACCAATAGCATTGTTATCTATTTTACCCCAAGCAGGAATTCCACCAAGAGATTTCAACACTTGATTTGTTGAACCTAGAGCTAAACGAGTTCCAGCACCAGCTATTGCTCCATAAATAATGTCACCAGCTGTAGTCATTGGTGATAAATTATTAAACGCAGTAGATGCGCTTGTTGCGTTTGTTCCACCATTAGCGATAGGTAGAGTTCCAGTTACGCCAGTAGTGAGAGATACATTTGTTATTGTATTATTTGATCCATTAATTGTTTTATTTGTTAATGTATCAGTTGTTGCTTTACCAACAAGAGTGTCAGTAGCATCAGGAAGAGTTAATGAACGATTTGCTGTTTGTGAACCAACAAGAGTTGTTGCTGTACTAGTAGTACCTGCTGCATCAAATTTAATTTGTTTTGTAGCATCGATTGCATCATTAATAGCAAAAGATGTATCTGTAAAAGTAGAACCACTTCCACCACCAGCACCACCAGTAAGCTGCCAACGAGAAGATGTTGCATCATATGTAAATGCCATTGTTGCATTATTGGCCATAGGAGCATTTGCTGCTGTTCCAGTTTGGATTCTGTCTGCTGCTGTTGCGCCAGCATCCTCATTATTAATATTAATGCTTGCACCAGTTTTATTTTCAACAATTAAAAACTGACCAGCACTACCCGCAGGAATACCAGCAAGAGATGTAAGTGATGCGTTTGTAAGACGAATAACACCAGAAGTAAAAGCACTAGCTGTAGCTGACGCCCCAGTAACCGTCGCATCTGTTGATACAGAAAATTGTACTTGTTTATTAGAAAGGGTTGCTGTAGCTGAGTTCTTAGTCGCATCTGAAGTGTTATCAACGTTACCCAGACCTACGTCACCCTTAACGATACCTGTTGGTGTATTAATTACTGGACTAGTGAGTGTCTTGTTTGCTAATGTTTGCGAATCTGTTGTTCCAACAACACTTCCAACAACACCATGAACACCACTAGATGCTCCAGTGTGTGATGTGAAAGAAGAATCGCTAGCTTTATCATTAAGTTGTGTTTGAATTGCGCTAGTAACACCATCAAGGTAAGAAAATTCAGTATTACTAACTAATCCTCCACCAATTTTAGTAGCATCAATAGCCGCCGCTGCAGCAATGTTAGTATCAGCTAAATTTGATATTGTGTTTGAAGCTGCGTCAATTGTTTTATTAGTAAGAGTAACTGATGCTGAGTTTTTTGTTGCATCTGAAGTATTGTCTACATTACCTAATCCGACATCGGATTTAGTAATACCAGTTGGTGTATTAATGACCGGGCTAGTAAGAGTCTTATTTGTAAGAGTATCAGTTGTTGCTTTACCGACTAAAGTATCAGTAGCATCTGGTAGTGTGATAGTGCGAGAAGCAGTTTGTGATGTTGTTACTGTTGTCTTAGTGCCTACACTTCCACCCGGAACGATATCAATCTCTTTTGGAGAATTGGTATTTTCCTGACGAATGTTTAAGCCTTTAATAAATTTTGTGAATGAAAAAGCCATGTCTGCTTATCCTTATATCGGTAAAGTTTTAGCTGTAAATTTAATAACACCACTGTAACCTGTGCTATCAATATCGGTGCTTATATATTGAATTTGTCCTGCGTCAGTGATGGAAAACACCACACCGCTATCTCCGTTTTTTTGTTGAGTAAAACTCCATTTGCTACCTAAAGATGCAGCATTATCATAATTTAGATATATAATACCACTTTCAACATGTCCTGACGGATTTGCTGTAGATATACGATATACGCTATATTGAATATTAGCCGCTCTCACCGTGCTAGGATTAAAAAACAATCTGTTAACATCAGTAGGTGTAGATACGTTGTTATTAATACTATAACTAGTTTGAAGAATATCATCAGAAGACACTAAGGAAGCAAGTACTGCGGTCACTTCTGAAGCCCAGTCACTAGCGTCTTGACCCCAACCCGGCTCAGAGCCCGGATCAGGATATTGAAACGTGGTATTATTTACTGTTAATAAGGGCATACTTCTCCTAATTTATCATAGATATATGTTAATTAGGGAATGAATACGTTCTTCCGTCTGGCACCACGATTTTTCATGTCTAAATGACACCAAGAAGATGTGTGTGCTGGACTCTCTTGCCACAGACCATACTTTTTTAATAATGCATCAGATTCATCAACTAACTCATCTATTTCCCCATGAACGTCAGCTAAATCTATGGCCCGACAGCTCATATGAAGGCTCGCCTTTGCGCTACCAGCGGTAGCCGCATTAACCTCTGGTGGCCTAAATCCGCTACTCACAGTGACACTTTTTATACCCAAATCAGTTAAGAATGCGTTAACTTTAACTAATAAGGCGTTGGCATTAGCTACGCATTCTGGTGTGAGGGCTTTATTCTTTAGTCTTTCCGGATACTTACCACTAGCTGTTATGTATTGTTCAAATGAAATAAGTGACATGTTTTTCTCCTTGACAGGCATATAGTAATATGTTATGTTAGTTATATGAAATACACACCAGGACAGATTGATATGCTATATAGTAGAGCTAATCAAATACGAGAGTTTAATGAATAAATTTTTATTAATAACAAATCTATTGTTTTTTCTTCTTGTTTGTTTCTCAGTAAAAGAGGCTATTACACATAGTGAAGAAATGTATCGAATAAATATTCAGACAATGAAACACGCATATAACCTTGGGTGCACTGAATCTGGTGGAGACATGTGTGATGAATTAGCTAACAATCTTATCGAAGGGCTGTGAAATGATAGAAATGAAATTTAAAAAAGACGCAGAATATGTGTTAGAAAAAGTGGCAGCACACAGATCTAGTCCATATGGTTATGCCGATAAAGCAATCATAGGCAGAGGAACACCATTATATATGCCTGATATTGGGTGTTTATACATAGCATTACATGGTAACCCACGTATGCCTTGGTTTCGCACTAGTCAAGTTCAGCGTGTGCTAAAATTAAAAAACGGATATAAATTATTTACATTAAATAGTGTATATACAATTAAAGAGAAAAAATAATGCGTTGGTTTATTTCAGATTTACATTTTGGGCATAAGAATATTTTGCGTTATCAAGCTGACACAAGAACATTCTCCTCCGTTGAGGCAATGGATGAACATATGATAAATATGTGGAATAAACATATTAAACCTAAAGACATGGTGTATGTTGTTGGTGATTTTTCATTCTATCGAGACATGAATAAGAACGCTGAATTACTATCCCTGTTAAATGGCAACAAGATACTCATTCGCGGAAATCACGACATTGGTGGCACTAAAGAATATATGGATGCGGGATTTTCTGATGTGAGAGATGAATTAATTATTAAGCTTAGTAATGCTGAGAGCATTTTTCTTAAGCACTACCCATATGATAGTCCTTGGTGGGTAAGGCTTTGGTATCGGCTCACGGGAAAACTTGGTGTGTGGAAAAAATATTATGCTTTGTATCCAATAGATAAAGGCCTGTGGCATGTGCATGGACATCATCATGGTGCATCTAGGGTGAGTGGTAGACAGATAAACGTTAATGTTGATAGCTGGGATTTTAAACCGGTAAGCGAAACAACAATCTGTCAAATAATGAGAGGAAAAAAATAATATGCTTCGTGTAACAGTTGAACTTGTTCCCTTTGGTGATGAAAGTAAAAAACGAAAAATTGGTGAAATGGTCATCGCTAATGATGGGTCGGGAGATATATCTACAGCATCATATCAGGCATGGATTGGTGCTGATGATCATTCTGGGGACCCAGCTATGTTTAGTAAATTAGAGCGTCATGACCGTAGCAAGAGCGTTTGGGAATTAATTAAATTATTAATAGACGCAGCTAGAACTGGACGGCATTCTCCTGATGAAGAAACAGATAGTGTTAGTCAAAGATTAAAGAATCGATTATCATAGGGTGAAAAAATGAACGACATCGAAATAGAAGCTAAAGTTGTTGCAGAACTGGAAATAGCATTTCAATATCTTGGTGCACACATCGAGGCATTTAAACTCGATGATGAATGTATCACCGTCACTGTAGTATCTGATGTGTTTTCTATGATAAGACAACCAATTCGGCGCGGAATGCTCCGAGACATATTATATCACCATCATTTGCCAACAGTGATACAATATAGGATTTATTATAATCCGATAACAACAAGCGAGTGGGATAATCTACATGGCCAGTAATATTTTAATCCTTAGGAAACGATAATACGTCATATTTTAAACATTCTTTATAATGTTTATTCTGTCTTTTATCACCATTAAAATATATATATCTATGTTTTTGTTTTCTATCAATGTATTTAAAATTTTCCGAGGATTTGTCTATATCGCTAGAAGCCAATGTCATAGCATGTCTACTATCACCAAGACTCATATCTTTTCGTTTTTCCGTAATACCTAAGTATTTAAAGTTACATGCCTGATAAATTATACCAGAATGCCCTGCTTCTATCTCGGCAAATGTCACTATAATATTTTTTTCTATTAATTTTGAATTTAAACATCTAGCAATAAACCAACTTTCAGTGTTAGTCGGCAAAAAATCAAGAACCGCCAAACGATTTAATTCAATTACTTGATTAGAAAACTCATTACCACAAATACTCCGCAATCCGGGACTAAATGGTGTGTGAAAAGTACAGACACCACACAAAACACCATTAGGTAAAAATAATCCAAAAGTATATTCACTAGGTGCTTTTCTTCTTAGATAGTGGTTTTCTAGTAGAAAGTCTTGTCCTAAATTATAATCTATAAGCTTTACAGTTAATTCGGAATTAAAATTAAATCGATCTCTTTTTAAATTCCTATTCTCAATTTTCTCTCTAGGAAATAGATTTCTATAATTTTGTAGTTTATACAAAGCATCCTGTGTTTTTGCTAAAGAAAGGGGTACTATATGGTCAATATCCCAATAATCACCATAGTTATCCCAGGACATTTCTGGTGTAAAGTTTTTTTCTAAAAATACCTTAAGTTGGTCATAATCATCTAAACCAATATAATCATGGAATTTTGAACTTTTTTTCCAACTTTTATTGTCTAAAGCATACCACAATCTATTTCTAATATTTCTCGTTATTTTAAATACAGGGTCAGACTCTAATCGTCTCTTTTGATAGGATCTTCTTGCTGTATTTACTTTTTCTTTATTTTTATAATAATAATCTAAGCTTTTTTGTTTAATTTCTGTAGCTTTTTTCTCATATCGAGTTTTTTCTTTATTTAAAATAACATCTCTGTTGTTACTATAATACTCTTTACGCCTAGCGCTTATCTGGTCTTTTTTTTGTATCCTATGTTCCTGTCCTTGTTTTTTACGACAAGGCTTACACTCACTTCTATAACCAGTGGGTGACTCTTTTCTAGGGTGGAATTCGGCTTCTGATTTTTCTTCTAAACATTTTTTACATTTAATCATGCTTATATCATGACATAGATGTTTGGTCTTGTCAAGAAAAATACACAATAAATAAAAAAAGGCAGGGGACTATTCATCCTCTGCCTTTAGTAAGTTTCCTAATTAACTAGTAATTACGAAGCTTTAAGATTACTGATAAGCACTGAGCGACCTGGACGTGCGCAAAAAATTGCCTGGTCTGTGTAACATCTCAACTCATATCCAGCGTGATCTTCTAGTTCACGGAAGAAGTTACCTTCTTGACCTGGACGTTTGAAAGTAACGTCAGTAGAACCAACGCGTACCCAGTCTTCCAAGCAAAGAACATAAGCAAAACCTTCTTTTACATAGATAGAAGGAACGATTTCAACCATACCATTTTGTGAATGGAATTTGATTGATTTAGATCCGTTCTCAGCTTGTGCAGAAGAGAATGAGCTGTCATACATACGTAAAGCAGCTTGCTCAGTTAACAAATCATCCCAGTGTGAAGGATTGACAAGAACCATTACGTCAGTGTCAAGACCTTTTTCAACACCTTTACTGATTGCTTGTTGCAAGATTGCAAAAGACAATACAGAAGTGGATGCTGGAGCAAAAGAGCTTCCTTTCCACAAATCATAGCTAGATGCACTGATACCGAAAAGAGTACCTGTGTTAGACAAGATTTTATGGATACCAGCAAATTCTTTACCAGCAGCACCTTTGTGCAAGATACGGTCATTAGCAACAACTGCTGCTGCTACGGCTGCATCTGCTGCAGAAAGAGTGATAGTTTTGCTGTTCAAATCTACAGAAGCAACAGTAGCAGAAGCGCCACCACGTAATGTAGTAAGAGTTGGATCATAGATCTCAATTGGCATACCAACTGCACCTGACCAGATACCTGGAGCAAATTCAGAAGATTTGATTGTGATTACAAGACCAACCGCAATAGCATTAGCCAATCCATACTCAAGTTGTCCATAGATAGCTTCGATTTCAAGCTTCTTTTGGATACTGTCAAGCATAGAACCAACCAAGTACTTAGTAGCTTCTTCAAACGCGCGCTCTCCTGGACCCATAGATCTAGAAGCTTGAGCGTAAGGCATAGCCGAACGTAATACTAGCTGGTAGCCTTTAACTACAGCATCTTTAATTTGTCCCGCAACTGGCGGATTCAATGCAAATGCACCTTCAGTGTCATCTGCGAACGTAACCATTTGTTATCGTAAAGGCTCTTTATCCTCTACTTCTTATAATTTCTTATAAGTTCAGACTATCTATTCATCCTTTTTTAGGATGCTGAAGACTCGTGGGAATATTTTATTCCGCTTACGCGGGTTCAATTCCTAGTCGTTGCACGTGTCCCGAATTTTTATTTTCGGTACTTCCGTTCTGATTGGCTTGAGAAATATACTCAAAAGTATGGTTGCGTGTTTTAAATCGTCTTCCATGTTTTTTACAGATTGACACGATGTTAGATGGATTAAAACCATATTGTTTTCCTTCGTGTGCTGTTTGTAAAATAAAAGATTTACCTGTAATTAAATTTGTCGCCTTTATTTGTTGACCACCGAGACTTTTAGAAATTAAATTTCTTTGTTCTTGTGTTCTAACTTCTCCACGACGCTTTAAATTCGGTTTACCTGCCTTAGTTACAGAAATTTTCTTTTTTAAATCATCAGAACAAATCCCATTTTGATTACCACCAGCTCGATGATTATATCCATTGGGAAATAATGTATTAAATTCTATTACAAATTTAACTTCTAATAAATTAAGTTCTTCTTGCGAAGAAGCTTCTGCTACTAATTCTAATTTAAAATTTTCTTTACCATATTTTTGGATAGCGTTGCTAATATGTCTATTACGCTTTTCTTTACAGTGATCAGCAAATCGTAAAGAAATATCCGATTTTGTAGTTTGACCTACATAATCCATACTTGTCTTTAAATTTGTTATTTTGTAAATTTTACCGTAACTCATATTATCTACTATACCATATTCCTTTTAGCTTTCCAAGCTTTTTCTTCAGTTTATACACGGCATTATCGTTTACCGTGTTCCATTGCTAAAACTACCATTTTGTTACTCACTTTTCAGTGGGAGAAACCTCTTCGGATTTCTCTCAACCCCTTCTTTTGTTATAGGGTTGTTCAGACTATCGCATCCCTTTCGGGTCCTCTCACTTAGTCGTTCACGCTGCTTTCGCTTGCGCCCTGTTGTCCGCTTCCGGAGTTCCAAGTCAATCAGAGAAGATTTATACAGCCCCTAGTTAAATTGAGGCTGGTGGTACGCGTTGCCCGGTTGTTTGTCTTTGCTAACGAATTTAATACGTTGCAAAACTTTTTTTCCGTCTGGGATCAATCTCTTAAGATTGTCCTCATAAGTTTCTTTGAAAAGTCCATTCAGCGACGCTGCTGAATTACTTCCTGAAAAATCTGCCATTTTAATTCTCCTTTATTTTTTGAATTTTGGCGGTTGTTAAAATGACGCGACATCCGATCTTTCTTACGTGTTGGTTGTCTTCGGGCAGAAGCTTGCGAAGAGCCGCGCGGCAATACTCCAATAGATTTCGTGTCAATAATATATGTTATTTTAGCTACTTAAACACACCCCAGGCCCCCTTACCGAAGTAAGAGAGGCACCAGGGATAAAATACATTAAAATGTTTTAAACAGATCTTTGAACCTTTTTACTGGCTCGTCCGATGTCTTTTCTTTAGGTTTAACGCTAGCACCGGTGTCTTTTACTTGTGCTGCAGTGACCGTATTTGCTGGTTTTTTGCTTTTAGACACTTTAGATTTTCTATACTTATCTAGGTGTTTTTTACCAACAACGTTTTCCATCACCTTGTCAAACATATCATCCGGAGAAGATTCAAATAATCGGTTTATTTCACCAAGAATCTGTTCTTCAACAAACGGTAATACTTGTTCAGGGGTAACATCAGCATAACCCATTTCCATAGCAGCAATCATGCTATCTGCCATACGACGGATAACATAAGGGCTCTTAGGTAGATTACTTTTTCCTAAAGCTTCGGTAATACTATTATCAAGTGTTTCCATTGCTTCTTGTTCAAACTTAGCGCGTTGAGCTGCTTCTTTTTCAGTTTCAAGAGCTTTTTCTTTCTCTTCTTTTTCTTTAAGTTTAGACTCAAGTTCTTTAATCTGTTTTTGCTCTGGGCTAAGCTGCATTTCTTCAAGTTCTTCATTAAGTACTTGTTGAGCAAGAGCTTTAATGTCAATACCCAATTGTGGGTGCTTTAAAATAGCGAGAGGATTACTTTTTAATTCATTAACAAGCTGTTCTACTTGTTTGCGTAAACTTGCTGCTTCTTGAAATTTTTCATCTGCACCAACAGCTTTAGCTAGATATTGTTCGATTTGTTTATCATCTGACCAATCAATCTCAATATCTCTTGTTTTATTATTCGCCTTAATTTGATATTTTTTTATCTTACTTTTGGCTTCAAGCTTTGCTGACTCTTCCGCTTCTGCGGCTGCTTCTTCTGGGCTCAGATCCGCATCAGTTTGTGCTCCCTCATTTGGTGCTGCCTCTACTGGTGCCGCTGATGATTCTATATTTGCTTCTGACATATTGTCTCCTTTTTGACAGGTCCGATTGGATTACTGTCGGATTATCCATCCATTATTGGGTAGGATTATTTTTGTAAAAGCGATAGTATTTTTTTAAACGATTTCTTTTTAGGCTTGTCCTTTGGATACACTTCTTTGGTGTTTCCTTGCATTGTATTTGAATTATTTGAACCCGGATATTCAGCCATACTTATATATGTTTACCTATGTATATTAGCGTTAAAATAGTTTGTATTACCCACAAACCAAGGAGAATCTTGTTCTTATACCACTGAATTCTATGACTTTTTTTGTGCGGAAGGTCAAATGGGTCATGAAAATTAATTCTGGCCATCATGCATCTCCAGATAATGATGTATGTCTATTGGTCTAACTTCATCAGGGTCAATGCCTGTTGGTAGGTCAATCATACATTGAATGAGTTCACTGCATACATAACTTTGACTACCGTCTTTAAATGGGTTTTTACCAAAAATAAGACCCAAGGCAATGCCGACAACCTGTTTTACACCATAAGGTGCGCCAACATGTTGTATTGCGAATTTAAGGGCATTATGCCAATCGGTTTCTTCTAATTTAAAAGGAAATTCATCAATAACATCGTTTGATTCAACAAAATATTTTTCATTAAAAAAATTAACGCTTGTGTGACTTGCTTGATATATAATCCACTCGTCAGCAGTTGATGAATAAAATTTAATATATACGTGTGAATATGGTGTTTTGTCTACCCACTTGATGAGCCAACTATAAGGAACAAACCATTTCTTCGGCTTTGAAAAGCCTATGTATATTTGTACCATGTTAAGATTTAACCTCGTTTAAATTAAAATTAATTCCCACGGTTTTATTGCTTACAGAATTATATACTATTTTAACTTGCATACCATAATACAAATCAGCATCATAGTTGCAAACATTCACGTATTCATCAGGAGCAACGTTTACGTTAAATCCGAATTGATTTAATGTGTAATTAGGTACGCCGCTATAAGTTCCAGATGTAGAATCTAGCACAAAAAAATCAACAGTATCTAGTAATTCTCCGCCCACAAGTTCTAATCCAATAATTTTAACCCACGCATATGGTATTGTGTATAATATAGTATTAGCTCCGGATGTGAGATTTGATTGTATACCATGTTCTCTTTTATACAATTTTTTACCATTAGGTAGTGTTTTTGAAGAAAACGCTTGTATTTGTTGTGGTTGTGTTTTATTTCCGTTTGTTTTAAAATTTGTTTCAAAATCTGTCGTATCAGAATCGCCGGTACCGACAGATAAAATACATTCTAAGTTAAAAAAACCATCGAATGCTTTCATAAAATAATTTCCGCGCATCTCAACAAACTGTATAGATAGGTTTCTCTGTGTTACAAAATTTTTAAATTCAGCCCAAGTTACTTCCACTTCAACTCCTATGGTTCAAAAAAATCAAAAGCCGCGCGGTATATAGTGTTGGATGCGGTTTCTGGTGTTACGTATGTTTGTATTCTTGCTGGCCCAGTTATTTTAATTGGTGATGTGTATGTTCTTGCGAATGTTGATGTTTGTCCATACAAACGAACAAAGTCACTAACTTGAGTTTCAACTGAATTTGATACATTTAATTGTTTTGAGTTTAATGTGAATAAAGCCCCGGAACCAACTGTTGTACCATTATGACCACAAGAAATACCTGTTATATTACATATTTTTCCTGTTGGTATATAATGATGTGCCCAAAATGTTTGGTTGTTACCAACAGCAATACTACCAAATGTAACGCTAGCTAATGTTTGTAAAGAGATAATACCGGCATTCGTGCCTCCGCTACCAGCGGTGATTACTTCCAGTTGTTCTATAAAGCAAATATTTGTAGCAACAGTATTTACTGCGGTGGTGCCATTTAATGTTAATGTTTCTGTGAAAGGTCCTGCTCCAGTTTGATCCAAATATGTAATCTTAACAGAACGAGCCCCGGTTCCTGCCGATGTGTCATTCGCTGAGGATGAAACTATTTTTCTTTGAGCATTAGTTGTTTGTTCTGTATATGTTGTTCTTCTTACTAAAACGCGAGTTAGTGCTGATGTTGTTATATCACCAAAAGCAAAATCGGCGCCAAATCCGGTTAAAGATGATGTAACCAATCTTCCTGAAGAATCTACCGCTAATGGTATCATATTTATACCATCTGACCCTGAAACCAGTTGTGATTGTGCTGCTAGTGCTTGATTATTATTACCATAAGTGGGATCTTCATTATTTATTTGTGTTGATGCATCATATGAAACTGTGATGGTCCCTGATGTAAACGCGGTGGCTATTAGTCTGACGAATTGAAATCCAGCACATTCGACTAAAAATGTATTATTTACTGTTGTGGTTTGGATTCTTGAGTTTGTTGGTCTACCCACACCGTCAAGTGTGACCCAATTAGTATTATCCGATGTTCCTTGTATCGTTAATGTAGCAACCCAAGTGCCAGTAACGGTAAAAGTTATAACACCTCGACCTTGTGTATTAACCGATACGACACCATTTAATGCCGTAATATTTCCTGTACCAATTAAATCTGTTGTCGCAGAAGGGGATACAACCCACGGCGATGTACTCTGTGTAACAGCAACGGTACCGGAAACCGGTTGTGTTGTTGTTCCTGTTGGATTAATTCTTAAGGGATTTGCGGCGGTACCTGTTTCAGTACCAACCGCATCTCTTAAATTTGTATGTAAAGATCCAGCAGATGTTGACTGTATTGGTGTTTGTTCTGTGCCAGACGAATCTGACCCAACTATTAAAACCGCTTCAGCTGATTGTATCTGCGTAAGATCTGCCATAAATTATACTTCATATCCTTCTATTGTGCTATATAAATTCTGTGATTGATTGTCCAAATTAGTTAACACAACAGATACAACAACTGCCGCTGCTAAATTTTGTGGACTAACAAAGGAATACTCAATGTTTGGATTTGCCGTAGAATTGAATAATATAGCCTTTGTTACACCAGCAATTTTAATATCAACTTTCATTTTTCCACTAGCAGATGCTATTATTTTTTGTAAATGCAAAGTTTTTGCCGCAGTTACTGTATAGCTGTGTGTATCACTTGCCGCACCAGCAATTGCTGTCGCTTGTTTAAAATCCAACACCTCTGTTGCCCCAGATATTGTATCAACAATACTAACTGGAACAGGATTAGATGCCGAATAGTACGTACCAGATCCATCAGCAATTTGCGATTTAACGCTGTCTTGTGCAGCAGAAAGATCACGAATATCTAAATCTGTAGCGTCAACTGTTAAACTTCCGCCATTGTCCGTAATATTCAATGATCCATCAGCATTGATAGCGATAAAATCAGTTCCATCACCAATTTTAATGCTGTCTTGTGTATGCGATAAATTTCTGATGTCCAAATCTGTAGCTGTTACAGTGACACTTGATCCACTAACGTCTACTTTGTCTGTAGCAAACACTAGGTCTCTAATATCTAAATTAGATGCGTCAACAGTGATGCTGTTTCCACCATCTTGTATATTTACAGCAGCAGCACCAGAACCGTTTTGTACAGTGATTGACTCCAAAGCGGCTAATGTTGGCGCATCTAGTGCAACAACCGAACCGCCCACATCAACTTTATCTGTAGCAAATACTAAATCTCTAATATCTAGATCAGTAGATGATACCGTAACACTAGAACCGCTCACATCTACCTTATCGGTAGCAAAAGCTAAGTCTCTAATATCTAAGTTTGTTGCGTCTACGGTAAGACTTCCACTGTTGTCTGTAATATTTAATGACCCGTCAGCATTAACTGTCAGTAGTTGCGACGTTAGCGTTCCGTCCGAAATTCTACTTACTACATCCCCATTATTTTCCGTCCTGACCGGCAGGCTCGAATTGTAATCACTCATCTTTTTTCCCCTTTAGTTGAGTTTTTCTATTTCTTTTTTAAGTTCTTCTTCTTTTTTTAACTGGATTTCAACGTGCTCTTGAAGGCGCGTTACCTCATCCATTCTTTCTTCAATTCTAATTTCAAGCTCATGTCGGGCTGTAACTACCTTCATAAGCTCAAGCTTCTTCTTTTTTTGTTCTAAGCTCATCGCTTACCCCTTTTCAATGACATCAATACGAACATTAAAGTCGCCGACTGATGGTCTGTTATGTATTACTTGAACCTGTATTGTTTGTCCTGCGGTTACTTTTGCTGGCAAACCAAAACTAGATCCAAAATTAAAAAAATCATTAAGCGGAGCACCAAAAAAGGTTCTACGCTTATCCACAACTATACCGTTAAGTTTAATTGTATACTCAGCAATGTTTGTGCCAGAAAAATAAGCCTTATCCATATATGTTTCTTTACCAGAAGGAACCGTGTAATTTAGTATTGTTGTCAATACACCATTAGGCACACTTGTTACTTCATTATAATAGTATTTAGGTGAAACTGTCGGATCACCCTGCACCGGGCTAGTGGTGACAAGAATGCTTGTATTAATAAGATTAACATCAAGACCTTGTTTACCACCAACCGGAGTACTAGTGATGAGACTAACACCATCACCAAGTCGAATACTATCATCGGTATGTGTGATAATGACCTCTACTCCACCTGGTGGTGGAACAGAAAAGGCACTGACACGCAAACTTTGGTTTGACGTATCATGCACATCCCTAAGGATGTTTTCTTGGCTAAGGTCACTAGCGTTAAAAACCATGTTTATTTAACATTTCCCAATGCTGCTTGTTGTGCTTCTGGATTACTAAGAACATTAGAAGGAACAGAAGGCATATTTGGCATATTAGGTAAATCTCCATTATTTGACGGTTGACCCGGAGGTTGTGGTGGCTGACCCGCATTCATATCCGACTGTTCAGGACCTGGAGGAGTTCCGCCAGCAGGACCTAACGGTTGTTCTCCGATAATCTGCAATAATGCTGGATCTGTTTGTCTCAATAGAGTAATGTGTTCATTTATATGCTCTAATACAGTAGCCGTGAGATGTTGATCTTTTCGCATATCAGCAGTAGATAATATTCCTCGGTGCCCCTTGATGTGTTTAATATGCTCATCAATAGCTAGAGCCATGACTTGTTCGCCGCTTGATAGACGTTCATTCTCATCTTCAATTAATAGTAGTTCTTTTTGTACATCATCAGTAATTGTGTCGAGTTGTCCGGTAACTAACACATTCATATATTGTTCTGGTGTTTTAACTATACCATACTGAATAAGCTGACTAGCCATTTCCATTTTACCGGCAGTTGTACGACTAATTGGATTACCCATGTCAACAATAACTCGGTTTACTTGACTAAGATCGTCTCCGGTAAATTCGGTTGCAATGTATGACCGATTTGCTTTTCCTGCAATCATAGCAATACGAGGAACTGCAGCAAAGTCTTTTAACATGTTAACTAAACCAGTGCCCACATCTTCAACAAGCTCAATATATTGCTGTTGCAGACCTGAAATAAACTGAAGCGCCATTGATTGAACTAGAGCAAGAGCTGCGCCAGTTTTAAGACTAGCCTCTGGACTTCCGCGTGCAACACTGTTAACGCCAGAGATTGTTTCCATTTTACTTTCAAGCATTTGAAGAAAGTCAAACACTTCTCTTGGTGTATTTGTTAGATTCATCGATTCAGGTTTACCCGCACCGGCATTTCCTTCGATAATATTTAAACCACCAGAAAGACTACGCATGCTAACATCAGCACCACGAGGAACATAGATATTCTGTACACCCAATGCGTGTTGATTTGTAAATACTGTGCTATATAAAGAATTCACAGCATCTTGGATTGGTAGTAAGTCAAACATTGGTGTGTAACCATAAGGAGTACCAAGAATATCAGATGGGCTAATTCTATGAACAGGGAGTGTTCTGTATGGAAGAGCTGTGTCCAATAATACGATATCTTTATCTAAAAATAGCATATAACGACCATCTGGCATACTCTCTGTTTTTTTATGATAAAATTCATAAACAGCAACATCAGCGGTTTCATCATAGGCATACATTTCCATACGAAATTTAAATAAATCGGATTTCGTTTGTAGACCTTTTATTTTATCTTCAAATTCAGGATATTTAGCAGCAAAGTCGAATTTATTTTTAAAACTACGACAAACAACCCAGTCATGGTTGCTGCTTTCTTTTGTTGTATCAAAAACTACATCATAAGGTGAAAGAACACAAAACTCAGCGTCACCTTCATAAATCGGTGTACCTGTTTCATCGTTTGTATCATAAATTTCGCCACTAGTAGCATTCCAGTCTATTTTTAAATAACCGCTACCAAGAACAATAGCATATTCTACAGCTTGATGTAAGTGCCGCTCAACGCGTTTTTCACGCATATAATAATCTAACAGTTGATTAGCTAATTTCGTTTGGACTAATGATTTATAGTCGCTATTTGTTGCTCTAGCTTGAAAACTAGGTCTATTCGCGGTAATCATCTGTAAAATATGTTGTGCGATATTCCGTAAATGATTTACAGCTAAATGGGTAAGCTCACCCTGTTCGCCACCAAACACAATACGGTGTGCACCATTGACAGATGTGTAGTATGCACCATGATATGCCATCCACATCTCTCTTACTTTGCTTAAATATCCATTATTATACAGTTCATTATACCAAACATTTGCTTTATGTAAGATATTTTCTGCGGTCTGCCTTGACTCTTGCGATGCAAAATACTTTGTTTCTGACATGTTTACCTCAAGGATATATGTTATTTGATCCCGAATCTCTTGGGTTTCTTAATTTTCATCATTTCGGTAAAATCTTGCTCAAATTTAGTGGTAGGAGCATTCGTAACAACGGGATTAAACACAGCACCCATGCTTCCAGTAAACTGGTAGTTTGATGGGTATGGGTTTTTATTGAAATTGATGTTTCGGCACAGATATTTTAAAGCATCTACAGCATCGTAGTGACCTTGATCGGCACTACGGGCATAACTAGTTCGGGCTCTGTTCCAAATTGATGATTTTAAGTGATAAATGAGAGTCTTACAGCGCGGATTTATTATAATACGCTCGGAACGTAGAAGCATACGCATGTTATTAAGTGCGGCATCAGCGTTATCCTTTAATGTAGGTATAAAGCTAATATTATGCTTAACAGCTAAGTCATTTAATAGGATAAGATTGTTATTATCCGCTACTCGAAGGCTGGGTTCCTTGATTTGACCCGTCATCGGATGCGTCCAAAGGCTTGATTCTTTTAGTTTTATTAGCTCTGCCAAGCTATCAGTAAGCATTTTTTTGCCACTAAGTACGACTTCGTCCTCTATTATAATCTTTCCTGCTAAAAAGTCATAATAACCAAATAAAGCGACGGTTAAATCCTTACTGCCGATGTCCATGGCAACATAACTGTCAAAATACACCGGTCTAGGCCATTCTTTTGCTATTGTTTGCTCCAATGCTGGGGTAAATTCGGGTATTACAGCATCATCTTCTGAAGTTACCATTTCCACAAGATATTCTCGCTTAAAATCCGTTGTATCCTTGCCACCAAGAGCATCAGCTATCTGATTTATATCATCTTCAGTCAATCGAGGATTGTCATAGATTGTTTTTTTAATAAATCTCTCATCTAGCTCCGCTTTTTTTAAAAAGTTCATAAAAGGGTGATCTGGAGCCTTGGATGGCGTGCTTGCCATCACAATTTTACCCTGTGTTGTTGTAGTTGTGGGAATAAGAATACTATTTACTATATAATCTAAATCATCACAGAACCCAGCTTCATCTATAATACAAAGATGTGCCTTATTTCCTCGAATTGACTCAGCGTGACCATTGTCAGTACCGGCAAGCTGTATCTCACTTCCATTTTGAAACTTAAATATATGATCCTGACTATTATATGCGGGCTTTAATTCCGGTGGACTATCAGCGGTAATCTCCCGAACAAGAGGACTAATAATACGTTTGATGTCTTTTACTTTTGGTGCGATAAATTTAACGATTACATAAGGGTTTTTTAGACATGTTTCGATAGCTAACACAGTAAGGAAGTAACTTTTCCCTAATTGACGACTAGATCCTATTACAATAATTTTATCGGGCTTATTTCTACAAAAATCATACATTTCCATTTGGTTTTTATCCAACTTCCAATGTAATATGGCTTTGCGCCATAATGCTTCTATAGCGTCTTTTTTAGTTATCTTCTTCGAGTTCTCTGGCGATTGCGACAAGATCCACTTCCTTCACATTTCTATAGTCTTTATGTTCTATAGTCTGTGTTGACTGTTCTTTTACCAATCTCAAATTTTTGATAAGAAGGTCTAAGCGTTTTATCTCATCTAAAGATAGTTCTCTACCCGCTGACTTCTGTTTGATAATATCAATTTGTTCAACACAAATAAGTTCTTCTGGTGTTACTGCTAACGGTTTCGATAACATAGACTCTAATGATAATATTTTCTCTCTAAGAAGAGAGTTTTCTTGTTTTAATTTAAAAATTTCGACATCATTAATAGATTCGAGTTCTTTTTTTGTTTTTTTAGATAGAGACTTTATGTCGTCCATTAAAACATCCGTTTAAATGCTTGCTCTTCGGGCTTAACTGAGTTTTTTACCATGATGCCACCCATTTGATTCTTGATGCCTTGTATTTCTGCACGCAATTCTGGTGATGGATCAATGACTTTTTTAGTTTCCATCCATAAATCAAAACCCTTCATAGCAGAAAGCACAATAAGGGCAACAGGTAACGCTATATTAGGCGAAACAACCGGTGTAACACAGGCTAAAAGCAAAAAAATAACAGACCGAAAATCAATAGATTTTAGTTTTTCCATATATCTTCCTTAATTTGTTGGAGAAGCACTATTTGCGTGAGCCTAATCATTATATTACCCAACAGGGCATGAGGCATTGCTTTTAATTCTTCCTTACCATTATATGTTATTTAAAAAAAGCTTGACTTTCAGTATATTTTTTGATACAGTGTAGGAATATGTGGGCATGGTGCCCCTATTAAACTATGGAGAATATGTGAAGAAATATATTTTAGGGTTAGTGTTATTACTATCCCAGGCTACGTTTGCAGCCCTAAAGCACGTCCCTGTTACTTTATCTAAAGATAACATGTTAGTATTAAATGATCCATTTGAAGCTGATACAGCTTCAAAAGTAGCACAAGCTGCGCGAGAACTTGATGCAAAAAGCCCATCAAATGAACCTATTTACTTAGTATTAGATACACCGGGTGGAAGTATTAGTGCTGGTATGGAACTTATTACTAATTTAAATAATTTAAATCGTCCAGTACACACAATTACAATTTTTTCTGCTAGTATGGGGTTTCAAACTGTACAAGGAGTTAAAGGTGATCGGCTTATGGTAGAACATGGAACACTTATGTCACATAAAGCTCGTGGTGGAGTGAATGGTGAATTTCCCGGACAACTAGATAGTCGATATAGTTGGATTTTATCTGTTGTAACCGATCTTGATAAAAAGGTTGCATCTCGTACCGGAGGAAAGCACACACTACAATCATATCAAGCACTAATCGAAAATGAATATTGGTGTACACCGGAACATTGTGCTAGTAATGGTTTAATTGATGGTATTGCTGATGTAAAATGTGATGCATCATTAAACGGAACGCATGATAAGGTTGTTGACCAAGCTGCATTTTTGGATATGACATTGCAACTTGTCGCTAAACTAAGTGATTGCCCCGTTATCACCGGCCCTTTAGAAATGAATGTGTTAGTTAATGGTAAGAATGTTTTTAAAAATTCTGTAGATAAACCAGATTTTACTGCAGAACAAGCAAAAGCAATTAATGATTTTAATATAAAAGCACAAAAGTTAATTCTTGATGGTAGAAAAATTGACTATTATAGGAAGTAATATATGGATTGGTTAGAACAAGCAAGAAATCTACTGGAGAGTCTGAAAAGACGATCCAGAGAACTAGAAGAAATTAAGTTTGAACTAAATAATGCTGGTGTTGATGAACTTCAGCATTTATATGAAGAAGAGTTTAAAGTTGCGATGGAGATGAGTGATATTTTTGAAACGCTAAATCTAACATTAGATCGCATGGAACAAAATGAAGACAGTGAATTTATAGCATCAAGACTTAGAACACAAGCAGAATGTATTATTGGTGGTTTTGAAGAATACGGATTTAAGGAGCAAATATGACATTAGATGAATTAATTGTTAGTTTAGATAAAAGTTTTACTACTAGATATAGCAAAAAATTTGCTGATCTAAATAAAAATGTATACCCTACGGCAAAAAATGACACAGGAGCTTTCGAAGTTCCTGTTCCGGTTCTTGGTAGTGGCGGTGGAACGCTTATTACGGGAAAAGATGCTGATTTTAAATTGGAACCACCGGCTATGGTAAGTGTGCAATTTAAAAATATGCAACCTCAACAAATTGTGTATAGAATTGCTATTCCTTACAGTGAGTGCGAAATTGCCGCAAATAAACCTGAATATTTTAATTATCTATTTGATGCTATTGTAAATAAGGCCCTTGGTAATTATGCCGCAACTGTTGGGCAATCTGATGTAGTTAGATTTGGCACAAATTATATTTCTTTTAATAGACCAGATTCTTTGGGTGTGTTTAAGCAATTAGAAAATATGGATCTTGAATTGCGTTTTTGTGGTGAGTGGGCGAGTAATAAGGAGGATTTGACATGAGTGGTGGTGGCACAAAATCAGATAACGGAAAATCTCCCTGTACACTAATACCAAAAGATGCTGTATGGGGAATGGCTGATGCCTTTGCGTTTGGTGCCAAAAAGTATGGAAGACATAATTTTAGAAACGGCATTGCCTATTCTCGTCTAGCTGACGCTTGTATTCGACACCTAACTGCATATATGGAAAGCGAAAACAACGATCCTGAAAGTGGGTTATCCCACATAGATCATGCGTTAGCTAGTTTGGCTATGCTTAAATTTATGAGCACACATAAACCGGAAATGGATGACCGCTGGGCACCAGAAAAAGAAGATGTATGTTGTGGTGGCGGATGTCATGAAGATAAATAAATCAGAATTTAGAGTTGCGGTAGACATTGATGATACACTCATCATGTATCCAAGTAAAAATGCTGACACGGCAACGTTAAAGCATCGTGGCTACCAAACTTTCACAAATATACACACGGGGGAGCTTTTTTGGGCTCGTCCGTCTAAGACACATATTGATCTTATTAAAGCAAGTAAGAATCGCGGTTACGAGGTTACTGTATGGAGCGCTGCTGGTTGGGCTCATGCTGAACAGATAGTAAAAGAGCTTGGTATTGAGTCATATGTTGACAATATTGAGACAAAGTATACTAAATTAATTGACGACCTGAGTCCTAACGAGATTTTTCCCATCAGAATATACCTGGAGAGTAAAGATGAGTAAGTATTGCGTTGAAGATTTACAAAAAGCGTTAGTATTAGCCAAAAATTCCACTGAAGTTAGTATTACAATTGATCCTAAAGATCGACTAATCGTATCATTTACTGATATTATTGATGAAATGCCGAATGAAATCACCATATATCCATCCTATGATGGTAATGCAACAAAATTTGCTGAAATAAAAATAACAAAAAGGCTTTGACAAATAAGTTTTCTTCTGTTATAGTGTTATTATATATAGGAGGACTTATGATTCGTTTATTTATTAAGGCCAGCGCAATACTGGCTATAGTTTTTGCATCACATCTAGCTGATGCCGCTGATGTATCTTTTATTACAATTAATCACGTCGATACTATCGAAATAGTTAAAAAAAATAAATCTGTTTGCCATTATTCTGTTACAAAAGAACAACTTGCTGGAGATGTTGACGCACTTGTGCGGGCAGCATTGATTGCATGCAAATAAATTCATTCTATAAAAACAAATTCGATGTAGATAATCTTTTTATGTGTGTGCTACGCGTCACTAGACGTAGTGGAAAAGAATATCAGCTTCATGTTGAGTGGTATAAAAAAGATGATAGAACACAAAAATTAACTAGTATGGGTATATTTCAAGATGTTATTACCGATACGGATAGGTTTGGAAATGAATGGATAAAGACAATGTATTAGAACGTGTATTCGTATATGGAACTCTGAAAAAGGGACATAGTAACGATGTATATTTAAAAGACAGTAAGTTTGTGGGTGAGGGCGCAATTAATAAAGGGTATGGTCTTTATGTGTTCGGATTACCTTTTTTAGTAAAAGACGATAAGGGTCTAGGTTGTTATGGTGAAATTTACCTTGTTTCAAAAGAAACACTTAATGACTTGGATGTACTCGAAGGTCACCCTAGTATTTATAAGCGTGAGTTACTTGATGTTATTGAGCTTGACACTGGGCACAAACTTAAGTGCTGGTGTTACATTTACCAAGGAAGAACAGGAGAAGATTATGTCAGAAGATTTTAGACCATTTATTGATAAATTCGGTCTCATTGCACAAAAAGACACGAGCGGTGCTGATGGTGGTGATAGTACACATCGGTTCGGTGTTATGATGGTGTGTCTAAAATTATTAAAAATGAAATACTGGGTTACAAATGACCGTGTACTTGACGATTACTACTCTTTTGCTATGAATCAGTATGAAGACGGATTTGGCAGTAATACCTACCGCAGACACCCAGATCCAGACAAATGGTATAGTAATCCATTAAATTTCAGTAGAGACCAAACAGCAATGCTACTTAATGCTATGCTTATAATGAATGACAAAAGGAGAATAGATGGACTGGCTAAGGAAATTATTAAGCGAGGTGGCTTACATAAAAACGCATATCCTAACTACGCTTACCCAAACACACCGGAATATAAACGAAAATTTCCCGATATTGCTACTCCCAATCAACTTGCTGCTATATTGCGTTCTTTTCGCAGCAAATTTCTCTATCCTATTATTTGTGTTCTCGATTTGTTTAAGCTTGGAGATGTGGTGCTTGCTCGCCGGGATGATGAAGAGAGCAAGAAAAAAGGTAAGCGAACGGATTACTACACCATGTTGCTCACGGACCTAATTGTTGCCAGGGCAACGCAAGACACATTTGTTGCTCGTCTTGCCGCTAAATTATTGAAAAAAGATGACTATATGGGTGCTATTAGTTGGGTATTTGGTAGTCAATTTGACGATCCACCAATTCACAAACTATTAAAACCGTTAGCCGATAAGTATATCGAGTCTTTATGACTTGGGGCTATGATAGCTGGGGATACGATAATAGAAACGAACCAGCAGAAAAAAAAGACTTGACAAAAAAGTGTACATGTGGTATGAATATAACAGCGGGTTATGATGTACCCGCAGATAGACACAGTGATTGGTGTGAACTATACAAAAAGGAAGACCCTGATGATAACAGCAAAAGAAGCCCGAGAAGGAACTAACGTTGACGAATACATCCAAGGAAAAATCAATGATATTGAGCAAAGCATTTCTGTTTGTATGAAACTTGGTGTTAGTTACTATAGATATATTGGTGCACTACCAAGCAGCATTAAAGATATGTTGATAGAATTGGGTTACACAGTAGACGAAACGGAAGACATGTTTGTTGGTGATCGTGTGATTATCTCATGGGGAACCCCAACAAAGGACATATCATGCTCTTGAAGAATAAATCAACAGGCAGACTGGTTCGTGTAGTTGAAGGTAAGCTTCTTAAACCAAAAGAAGCAAAAAAGGCTGATGTAACAGCTAGTTTTCTTACTGGAAAAGATTTAGAAACGGAAGAAGAAGTTGGTGTTGTTTGGGGATATACAAAAAACGGGCAACCAAGTGAAAAAAACGAATATATTGTCGAGGAGGACAAATGAATGAAGCAGATCTTGAACGGGCAATTAAAACTATGAACGATGGTGGGAGCGCACAGATTTTAGCTAAGCTAACATTAGAGAGCGGAAATCCAGAACTTATTCCTATCTTTCTTGAAAGAGTGCTACAAAAATGCACAGAGGGTCATCATCAAACACGAGAATTCGCAATTGCGGGATTGAAGGTATTAAATGAAACAGCATAGAAGTATTATTATGAAAATTGTAGCGGTAGCTGCGGTATTGGGTTTAGGTGCGGGAGCTGGAGTGAATGCTCTAGTTAAAAACGCTGAGCAGCGTGGTTGCCAAAAAGGCATCGTAAATATTCTAATGGAAATTAATCCAGCAGTTACGATCGAACTTGAAATGTCCGGAACTCTTATGCCAGAAGTAGAAAAAGAATGTCAAGCAGCATTAAAATGATTAAATCATCAGTATTACTGACATTTGGTTTTTTAGTCTTGACAATCATGTACGTTTGTGCTATATTGTTAGCTGTACCATTTTTACTTTCAACCATCGTTTAGATAGGAGAATGCGTGTCTACTTCATACCCCGTAATACCATTAAGAGACCTGGTTGTTTTTCCAACCACCATGGTGCCTCTTTATATTGGCCGAGATAAGAGCGTCGGAGCGTTAGTTAAATCAACAATTGAAAAAACCCAGGTGTTGCTTTTAACACAGAAAAACGCAAAAGACACTAATCCGATGCCAGATGACTTATATTCAATCGGCACACTGTGTGATGTTGTTCAAACTATAAATTTTCCAGATGGTACCGTAAAAATTATGGTAGAAGGAAGAGAAGCAGTGAGAGCAACAAACATTGTTGACGATGGTGAATGTATATCAGCAGCAGTTACACCAATCAAGATGAAACTTGGTGTTGGTGAAGAACTTCGTGCATCAGTAAAAAGCATCAAGTCAGCATTTGAAGAACTGGCTCGTTTAGATAAACGTATTTCAACGGAAGCCTTGGCTCAAGTTGATGCATGTAAAATACCAGTTCAGCTAGCTTATGTTGTTTGTGCAAATCTAAATGTTAAAATTGAACAGAAACAAGAAGTGTTGGGTAGCGTGCAGCAACAAGCACTATTAGATTTAATTCTTGGTATGTTGATGGGTGAAATCGAAGTATTTAAAGTTGAGAAAAAGATTCAAAATCGCGTCAAGAAATCAATGGAAAAAAGTCAAAAAGAATATTATCTAAATGAACAAATGGAAGCTATCCAAAAAGAACTTGGCACAAAGGACGACGTGACGGGCGAATTAGAAGAAGCATTAGAAAAAGCTCGAACACGGGGTTTGTCAGCAGAGGCAGATAAAAAAGTAGTGAAAGAACTTAAAAAATTAAAACAAATGAATCCAATTAGTGCAGAAGCCACTGTTGTTCGTAATTTTGTTGAAACAATTTTAAGTTTGCCTTGGAACGATTGTACTGAAGAACAAAGAGATATTGCTGTGGCACAACAACGCCTTGATGAAGATCATTTCGGTTTAGAAAAAGTAAAAGATCGCATTCTTGAGCAACTTGCTGTGTTACAATTAAACCCTGAAGCTCGCGGTACTATTATTTGTTTAGCTGGCCCTCCTGGTGTTGGTAAAACAAGTTTAGCAAAATCTGTTGCTGAAGCTCAAAATCGACCATTTGTTCGTGTGAGTCTTGGTGGCGTAAGAGATGAAGCTGAAATCACAGGTCACAGACGTACCTATGTTGGCGCAATGCCTGGTAAGATTATTAACGCATTCAAAAAAGCAGAAAAGGGCAACCCAGTAATCCTACTTGACGAAATTGACAAAATGAGTAGTGACCATAAAGGTGACCCAGCTAGTGCTATGCTTGAAGTGTTAGATCCAAGTCAGAACAAAACATTCCAAGATCACTTTCTTGAGGTTGAGTATGATTTGAGTAAGGTGTTATTTTTTGCTACAGCCAATTACATCGAGAACATCCCTCGTCCACTTCTTGACCGTATGGAAGTTATTAGACTTGAGGGCTACACAAATACAGAGAAACTGGCTATTGCTAAAAAATACCTTGTTCCTAAGCAATTAAAAGAAGCAGGCCTTGGTGCGTTTAAGGTGACAATTAAAGATGACACTCTTCAGCATATGATTGAGGGTTACACTAGAGAAGCTGGCGTTAGAAACCTAGAGCGCACAATAAGTAAGCTTGCACGTAAGATTGCTAAACAAGTAGTGAGCATGAAGAACCTACGAGTTAAGAGCTTTACCATCACTAAGAAAAGCCTACTTGCTTACCTAGGTCCAGACCGCTACACACCTGAGCTTATCAGTAAAGAGAATGAGATTGGTTGTGTCAATGGTATGGCTTGGACTGAGGCTGGCGGCGACCTACTACCTATTGAGGTGGCAGTTATGCCGGGCAAAGGCGCGGTGCAAATTACCGGAAAGCTTGGTGAAGTGATGAAAGAAAGTGCACTAACTGCAGTAAGTTATATTCGTAGCCGAGCTAGCCTACTAGGAATAGAAGACGAGACATTCCAGAAGAATGATTTACATTTGCATTTCCCTGAGGGTGCGGTACCTAAAGACGGTCCGAGCGCGGGAATTGCGATTACAACAAGTATTGTTAGTGCTTTGACAAAAATCCCAGTAAAACGCACAGTTGCGATGACTGGTGAAGTGACTCTACGCGGTAAGGTGTTGGCTATTGGGGGTCTTAAGGAGAAGGTGTTGGCTGCGGCTAGAGCTGGAGTGACACACATCATCTGCCCTAAAGACAACGAGAAGGATCTAGTTGATATTCCTCAAGAAGTAAGAGATACACTAGATATTTTCTGTGCTAGCCATGTTGACGAAGTATTGGTAAGAGCCCTAGACATTAAGGGACCAAAGGAATTGTTTAAGTTAACAGTAAATAAAGAACGAATGATAAGGAGTAAATATGAGTAAGTTGTTGTTATCGTTATTATTCTGTGGGTCCCTGGCTAACGCCGGGGGTAAAGATTTGTTCGAACTTCATTGCATTAGTTGCCATGGAGTGCGAGGCATGGGGGCATTTGGTCCTAATATTCAGGATAGTGGAGAAGAATTAATAGAATTAAAGACTCAACAAGGAAAGTATCCTAAAGGGTATAAACCCAAACGAGACACAGACATAATGCCTATCATCCGGTTATCTAAGGATGAGATAAAGGCACTAGAAAAATTTTTAAAAAAGTAGTTGACAAAAGGACCCAGGGATGATAACCTGGGTTTGTTCTTTCAGGAGGTGTGTGTGTGATATTCTGTACGTCCTATACAAAGCTGCGACGCTTCGCTCGTCTCGCGGCCCCGATTTTTTTCCTATGCTTAGCTGGGTGTACCACTACAGCTGAGTTAAATCAACGGACTTGCAAGCAAATTGGTGGAGTGAAATATTATGAGGGTGGGCTATGCAATTAGAAATAAAAAAACTAAGTGAGAATAAATACCTAGTGACCCTAGGGGACACTGTGCTCACTATGACCAGAAGTGAACTGGCTGAGTTTCGTGTACAATTAAACCGACTCAATATTTTTTAAGAGGAACCGATGAAAGCAATAATGGAGTTTAACCTACCGGAAGAACAAGAAGAATATGACTTAATGAATAAAGCTATGGACATGAGCTTTCTTCTTCATGACATAGAACAAGACATATTCCGTCCACATAGAAAACATGGCTACGCTCATCAAAGGCTAGCTGAGCTATGCCATAATGACGATGTAACAGAGGCTATTGGTTTGCTGGAAGAACTCTACTATAACGCAAAGGGAGCCCGTGGCCTATGAAAAGCTTTAAACGGGTCATAGCAACGCTCTTAGTGCTTGGGCAAGGGCTTTACCTAGCCAGCACACATCCTGGTCCTATGGACACATTTAACGCATTCATGGGTGCATGGGTGGTGTGGACAATATGGGACCTGAACAAATTGGAGGAAGTATGAAAAAGAAACCAGTGAAATCAAAGCCAAAGAAAAAGAAACCAACCGACAGCTTTCATGACTTTTTATTAGCTGAGCTAGAGCGAATAGAACAAAGCCCAAATCGGCTATCATGGGCAGAAGAAGCAATTAGACGAACGTTAAACCTTTCGGAGGAAAGATGAGAACAATAGGATGTGCTTTATTAATTGGGTTATTAACTTCATGTGTGACAAAAAACATTGTTCACAGCGGCGGACAAGTGGTGGATGAGTGCCAGTGGGCAACAATGAACCTACTTTACATCGAGCTTACTCATTGTGAGAGCGGAGACGAACTACGCAGCACCAGCTACATCCTAAGAGACACTCCGGGGAGCAACACCAGACATGTGTTCATACCAGGGATGAGGAAATAGTATGCGTAAACAGCCGATAAGGTCAAAACGGGCACCTTGGGTACACACAGTGGTGGGCACAGAGCCTGGTGTGTTTCCATATACAGGAAACTATGTCTTCTATGTAAGCGGTGATGATGGTCGTTATATATCTGGGTATAGGAAAGCCGGGGAAGCCTTTCATTTTCCCTATGGCTCAATTGTACGAATAGAATTCATGGGGCGGGGGTAATGAAAAAAACACCCACTAAATCCAAAAAGGCAAATCCTTGGGAATTGGACTATCGGACATGGCGCACAGCCACCCTACTTGGCATAGTACCAACGTATCCCCGCACTGGTCAATATGATCTCATATACAGAGACGGGATTATCCGCACGTATGCACTTAAGGGTGAATACATACATCTTGATATGGATACAATGGACATAGTAAAGGTTAGGCAGGCATGAGAAAGAAAATACAAAAGCTAAGATGGACTGTAGACATGACTGAATACCGTTTATCTGGTGAGACAAAGACCTATCCAAGAACAGGGAATTATATCTTTTACTATGAGGGACATCATCACCCGATTATTGGTGTTCGTATACAGGGTGACAGAATAGACACACATAGAAGCATAAACAAAATAGAGTGGAGCGGGGAAGAAGAATGAAGAAGACACCAGTGAAATCAAAGAAACCAAATAAGTGGAGCATTGACGCCAGCAGATATGCCCGCCTTGGTGCGGTGTTATACCCACGCACTGGGTATTATATAACTGTGTATAATAATGGTGCAAGAAATCGAACATCTGAACATGAAGGTTTTCGTGTGTACTTTTTCATAGGTATAAAGAGCATAACATGGGATGGGACAAAATCAAATGCGTAAACATATAACACGAACAAAAATACCCACTTATGACATAACTGTTGACCAAGCAACCACAACAATCATACCACATACGGGTGTGTATGGCATATGGGGCATGTTCAATCGGATACTCACATATTATGAAGGCACAATGTCTAAGGGAACAGTATTTACCCTGTCATCTCAAGCTTTGTACCGAGTTAAGTTATTAAAACTAGGAGAGAAACAAAAATGAAGGCATCAAGAGCCGCATTCCTGGCAAGGGAAGCAAAAGAAGCAGGGCTGAACGCACACAGAAGTCAAATCCTTAGAGATATTGAGGTAGCAGCACGTAATGGGGAAACCAGCATAAGCCTGGACACACCACTAACACAAGACACAGAGGAATGGATAACCGAGCTAGGTTATAAAGTGGTACAACCAATAAACAAATATTTCCTACCCCCTGGTGCGCCTATGAGTCAAATTTCGGTGGTAGAAACGATTCATTCATTTGTC